GCGTGCCAGCGCCGTCGACGCCGAGGCCGGAGCCGGGGCGGACGACACCGATGCTGCTGGCGCTGGCAACGGGTACGTCGGCCGCAATAATCTGCCGGCCACCTGTGACAAGACCCCTGTTGTTGTATTGGACGACGTGATAATTGCTGGCTTCGGCAGTGACCGTGTTGTTTATAACGACGGTGTCGCCGCTCATGGTTAGGCCGTTGCCGTTAACGACAACTGCACCTTTGGCGCCAGTGGTTGCTGTTGGAAGATCGCCTGCCGCAATCGTGCGGTAGGTGACTGCGCCCGCTGCAGAAGTCGGGCCGGCTAAAAATTGGGCGGCAGCACTGGTGCTGTCCAGTGTCGTGTTGATCGTTACCGTGTCGCCACTGGTGGAGACAGTGACGTTGACGACACCTGCCGTCCCGCCGTTGACAGTATTGATCGAACCTGCAGCTTTGATGTTGACCCAGGTGCTGCCGTTCCAGCAATAAATCTTGCTGTCGTCAGTATCGAGTGCAATTTGACCGACAAAAGCACCGCTGGCGGGCAGGGTGGTTACAAGGTCGACGCTCGATTCGTCGGCGAGTTTGGCGGCTGTTACAGCATCAGCAGCGAGCTGCAAGGTGTTAACAGCGCCATCTTCCAGCGCAGCGCCTGCAATCTCGGCAGTGCCGAACAGAATTTTGGCGCCAGGGATGGTGGCGTCAGCGATCAGCGTGACCGCTTTGCCGGTAAAGTCAGTAACGGTAATTTTCTTGGTTTCACTAGCGCTGATATCAGCGACTGCCAGAAAGTCACCTGCAACCAGGTCACCGCTGGAGAGCGCTGCTAATTCGGTGATCCTGAGGTCTGCCATGGTGATGTGCGGCTATAAGTGCTGGTAGGCATGGCCTGACACCAGTTTAGTGTCAGTCGGATTGCTCCAAAAGCAAGAATGACGTGCCATCCTGCTCAAGCTTGAATTTGTCTCCAGATTCTTGAAGCAAGTATTCGGTTGTGCGTGTTTTGGCGCGCAGCCTGATAGGACCAGTTGCAACGAAATCGACGGAACTGACGATGATGTTGCCTGATGCAAAACTTGTAGCGCTAGAGGTGATCAAGCCATCGAACTCCCACCACAATGCGTCATTAATTTGAGCGGAATCAAACGAGCCACCAGACGCGCGTGTACCGGCAGATTTAATGAAAAATTTTGCGTGAAATGACGAGCCAACCTCTGTGCGCAATACAAGCTGCATCAGATAATTGACCGGCTCTGTATTGCCTTCTTTTACGTAATCCCATTGAGCGGTCAAGCGGCCGCTGCCAGTGATCAGGCTGCTGTATTGCTGCCTGTATTCATCGCTCAATGCAGTGACATCGACCGTTTCTCGCGTTGTATTAATTTCATAGTCAGATACACACCCAAGCAATCGCGCGTCACGATCGCGCACTGTGACTCTGATTGGAATATTGCGAGCAATTGCATTGAGAGCCACAAGACCGGTGCTGGCACCTTCAAGGCTGTCGTCAAAGTTTGTGTACAGACGAATACCGCCTAGTTCATCAATAAATGCATACCAATTTCCACTTGGTTGAACAGTATTATTCGCCCATCCACTTGCGGCGACGAAATCAAGATTCGTGCCATTTGTTGTGGCAATCTCAACTAGGTCACCACTAATTAAATAACTGGGGTCAAAATCAAAGCTAAATCGATCGCGAGCGGCATTGACGTCTGACGGATTGACCACAGACTCTTTGCTGCCTTCAAGCGACAGGCGGGTCAGCTCGATATTGCCGACATTGCCGAGGTAGATGCCCATCAGATTGTCACCGCTGTGAGTGCACCAGTGGCTTGGAAGCTGATCTGGGCAGAGCTAACTTCACCAACGCTGGCGCCAAACGAGACGCTGGTGATGTAAGCGGTGAGCTGCACGTCGCTGTTTGTGTTGCCGTCCACCAAGCGCAGACGCATTGTGACGGTATCGCTGCTGGATACACCAGCAACACGCAGCACTTTCTTCAGAGCCGTGGCGGCGTCGTTGCGGCCTGTGTCGTTTTTGTAGTACAGCAGTGTGGCACTGCCGTTGAATTCTTGGACGCCTGGCGCGTAACTGCGTTGTGATTCGCCAAGCGTGGTGGTTTCCAGCACTTCAAGAGAGCCGGTCAAGGTCCAGTTGCTGACCTTGATTTGTTCGGTGCCGTCGATCAGTAGGCGACCGTCGCGTCCGGTATAAACCTTGGCCATTAGATTACCGCCACCAGATTCACTGTAACGCTGCTACGGCCGGGTCTCACAGAGCGGATTTGTGGCTCGCTTTCGTAGCGCCACTTTGTGCCAGGCGGCGCATCCAAAGTTGCCGCGCTGCCGTTCCAACCGTTTCGTGTGGCAGAGGGAAGCGTGAAAGTACGAAGTGTGCCGATATTTAAGTTGAAGTCGTCGATAAAGAGCTGGGCGTTTGCGTCAGTTACGTTTTCGTAGCTAAGGCCGAGCTTGGCGTTGGTACGTTGAGATCCGTACAAAATTCGGATCTCGGCGCCGGATTGTGAGTTGTAATTTTTGATAGGCCATGCACCAGGGCTGAACTCGCGGCTGGTTGGCGTCAGTGTCGGAAAAGCCATTACTCCAGCACGCGGAAATTTGCTTCAGTGAGCACGTCCTTAGCCACAATGCTAACGCCAGTGGAATCGACGGGCACTTCTACGGCGCTGATATTTACCAAGCCGTCCTCGTCCAGCGTTAGTTGCTCCACTTGGTAGACGGAGGCGCTGGTTTGAAGGCTGAGCAGGGTGAAAAGGCAGCCGCGTAGGGCGGCGTTTGTGACGGTGTTGTTCTGGATCGTGATGCGCTGCTCGGTTACAGCGCTCGTAGTGGGGTTGTAGATCAGGGCGTCGTAACTGCCGTTTGCAATGGAGGTGACGCTGACCAGGGTCCCAGCGTCAGTGATGCCGCCGTTGTTGGTGGCGCTGTAGGTGGTGGCTTCGGTGATGACGCGGATGTAGGAACCGGGTTGGATGCCGAGAGCATCGGGTACGGTCTTGAAGCTGACGGTGTGAGTGACGCGGCGGCGGATGCTCAGCAGGAACCGTGCGGTCTTCAGTGCTTGGGCGCGGTTGGTGCAGAAGTCAGTTAGGTCAAAGGTTTGCTGGGTCGTGGAGCGGTTGCCTTCGGGGATGTCGGCCCAGTCGACCAAAGCGGAGGCTTGTGTCGGCAGATCGTTTTCGACGGTGACGCGCCAGGTAACCAAGGCGCGGAAGTTGGCGCGTTGGGCGGCGTCGATGTACTGGACTTGCAGGCTGTCTTGGATGATGTTGCCCGAGGTGAAGATCTGCTCGATAGCGATGGGCGTGGTGCTGATCTGGTAGCTGCTGTCGTAAGGCAGCGCCGGCATCATGCCGAATCGGCCGTTTTTGATGGTGAAGTTACAGAGCTGAAGCGCTGCGTTGTCGTAAAGGAACGAGCGCAGGCTGTCGCTGTCTTCCACCACGCCATCGAAGAAGATCTTGTTGGCGCGTAGGTATTGGGCGGTTGTGGTGAGTGACTCGACGTCGATCAGCTCTGTGGGTACGACGTTGCCGACACCTTGGCTTTTGCTGGTCAGCAGGTAGTAGACAAGATCGGCGAAAAGGTTGCTGGGTCTGTTGTCGCGCTCGATCAAGCGGTACACGCTGATGCCGGTTGGGACCCAAGCGCGGATTTGACCGATGCCGCCCAGTTGACCGCTGGATTTAACAGTAAATCCCAGTGTGGACATGCCGTAATACTCGGCGAGTGTTTCGTTGGAAAGGCACTCGTTGACGTAAACGATCTGATGCTCTGGCCCGCTTTCGTTTGATTTGGTCAGCTCCAGGTAGTGACTGCAGTCTGAAACCTGTGAAGCTTCTTCAAAGACGCGCTCAGCGCTGCTGACTGTGGAGCTGTCGACTGTGGATACGGCTTGAACAGCAGTAACAGCAAAGGCAACGTTGACTGCCGAGTAGCCGCCTACTTTTGAAAAATCGTTATCAACATTTACAACTACTGTAAATCCGTGCGATGTATTCCATGTTCCGTTCGCGGACTTTACCGTGAAAGACACGCCGCTCCATATATACGTGCTTCCTTTGTTTGTAGTTAGGTATACATTTCCAATAGTAGAGCCCAGTACGCCGGCTACGGACGTAGCTTTGACAGTAAACACAATTTGCCCGACGTTGGGCTTGTTGAATGTTATGTCAGCACTGTTTTCTTTACCCGCATTGTCACGTGCATAGCCCAGTACAGCAGTGAGCCACGCATTAGTAATCTGTTGTACGCTGCCATTGCTGGATGTGGTGTCGTACTGCGATAGTGCTGATGGAATAGTTGTTTGAGTGGTGGTTACGCTGCTGCCCTCTTGCGGGTCCGTTACGAGTTCGTCGTTCAAACGAATGTCAGCAATAGTTATAGTGTCATCGCCGTTAGTTGTAACCCTAAAGCTGCCATAATCGGTAGCCAAATCGATACCCAAAATACTTCCCGTGTTTGCGTTAAGGCGAATGACCCTATTCGTGTCGATGCTGTTTATCGCTATATCAGATCCAGTGCGCGGAATAAACCGGTATTCGTAATAGCCGGTTTGGGCAGGACGAATGCGGATGTAGTTGTACTGATCGACTGGTGCATTACCAGTAACGCAGAAAACTTGCGGCATTCTGCGCCAAGGCTGCTGGGCTTGACCGTACACCTGAACAGGACGTACCCAAATGGAAAAACACGATGTGCGCTCGAAGTATTTATCCATTCGAGGCGTCGTGAGCGTTATGTCCTGTTTATCGAGCTGATGCAGCTTGAAGGGCGTAGGAATTGCGTTGAAGTTGCACAGGCCGTTGGCGCGATTCCAAACTTGGCTGCGGAGTCCAATTTCGATGACTTGGGCATCACGTCGCACGGGACGAATGCTGGCCATATGCAGACGGCAGATGTTGAAGAAAGCTGCGCCGCAGTGCTTATTGGGGTTGAAAAGGCTGCCTTCGTAACCGCCGAGAGGTTGTTCTACTGTTCTTCTGCCAGCCAGTCCGACAGTTGCTACGCCGGTAATTGCTGTACAACGAAACTCAATCCTTTGTGTAGTTCCTTTCTTCCATGTATCTGGACTTCTTTTTTCAACGACCCACACCGAAGCGCCGATAATCCATTTAGAGCCTATGGCCAACAAATCAGAAGCCCTTGCTCTCCAAGAATCGGCAGAAGCCTTCAGGTCTTTAACGTTGACCTCTGTGTCTTTAAAATCAGATTGGTTGAAATCTTTCCAGTTATTACCGTTGATTTCAAATGTTAAGGTATCGTTTTCTGCTACCGATACGATTGTGCGGTCTCCTACGTCGGCACCGCCATTGGTTCCACTGTGCGCAACAAAACCCATGCGGCGGGAGTAGGCACGTCCAACGCCAGGCATCCCGACCTGCGGAATATCCTCCTTGGGTTGATCTGCGTAGCGATGCAGAACATCAGCATCGGAACCAGCGATCTTGCGGCGGCGGGCTT